CTACTTGATTCATAAGTCTAGCGTAATCGTCAGCCTTGAATTCTCCGTCAAAACGATATATGAATATGTTCCCACTACGGTAATACTCACGAAAGTATTGGTCTTTGAGGTTGATCAAGTTGACTCTCTTAAAAAACTCTGTAAAAAACTCCCGGCTCTTCTTTGTTCCTCCTTCAAGATAAATGTCTGTGTTAGCAAACTCAGACATGATGTCTATAGCATTCCTAAACACTGCCACGTTAGCGTATGCCTTCTGGCATAGCTCTATACCTTCACGAACATGGACTCCGTCACTAGCATACTCATACGGGAGTAGACCTTTTCGGATGCTGGAGAACCTGTCTATTGTGGTTCTAACAGCAGAAGCATTCACCCTAGTAGCCCTAGTTGTTGGTGCGCTATTTGTCCTAGCCTTCGAAACATGACCATAAGAAGCATCAGATGTATAAAACGCCTCTCCCACTAGGTCCGGTGAGTAAGACTCCTCTGGCTGACTTGGCTGTACCAAATCCGAGAGACTCTGCTCTTTGTTAAACTTCTGCCAGTAATCTGATTTCTTTGTATATTTCCTCGCCATTGTAATATTATATTACACACAAAGTAACTTTCTAACTTTTAAAAGTTAAGAAATAAACATTGGAGTAAAGGTTGTCTGTATATCATCACCTTTATCTTCAAGCATATCAAAGTAAACATTCATCCCCCAGTTCCCCAAAACCACTGCGGAGTAAGAGTCTTTCCTCGCTTTGTCGGCCCCTTTTTGTTTTCTAAGGTTAGGAGGAAGATCAAAGCTTTGGGTTCCTTGTGGGGATGTTGTGACTTGCACCAAGGCGCATTGAACCTTTATAAGGTCCATCATATCTCTCTGGTGTTCTACAAAGTCAATCATCCTAGCCCCTTTGTTCTTCTCCTCCATGTCTTGATTTCTTAAAAACTTAAGTTTATCTATGGGTATGTTAGCCTTCCTCTGCATGTTATAGTTATCATCCATAGCAGCTCCAGCAAAGTATAGGCGCTTATGATCGAATGCGGCCTGTAGGTTCTCGTTAGCGAATCTAATCCAAACAGAGCTTGGTTTTCTCAGGAACACGAACTTCCTCTCCTTCTTATTTATGTTGTTTTTTAACTTGCGTAAGTTCTTAACGTATTCTTTTGGGTTGTCTAACTCAGCATCGACTTGGCCCATCTTAAGGTTTAACTTCTTGAATGTTCCGCTTTCATTGCATGCATTGAGGAACTGCAAACCTCCGTTGTAGTCACCCACAATCATTTCTATGTTGAAGTTCATCAGCAAGTAAGCCATGTATTTTATGTGGCTCTGCAAACTAGTTCCAGAAACTGCGTAGCTATGCACTACAGTCCCTTTGCGGGTCTCTGGGTGGACCTTTACCAAAAGCATCGCAAAGTCGTCTGAGCTTTCACTCTCGGACCAAGAAGGGTCAAATGCCAGTATGTATTTGGACTTGGGGTCTCCTATGACCTCTACACACTGACCTTCCCCATCTGGTAAAGTACAACCCGCCATTTTGCTGACCTTAAAATACCCTGAGCTATCATCAGTGAACAAAGCTCCAAACTCTCGGTCGAACTGAGCCTGACTCATTGTTGACTTAGATTGGTTGATTAAATTTTGATCATATAACTGAGGGGGCGCACAATCGTAGCTGAAATGCATAATGACCCTATGAGCGCCATCCTGCTTATTCTCATTTAGAATTAAATTCTCATACTGCTGGTAAAGCTTGAAAAGGTACTCAAACTTATAAGATGCGGAAGATAAACCTATGATTTTGTTGTTTGGCCAACGAGTCCTTTCGTCCTCGACCATCTCCCCATCTTCTATCATCTTTGTTTCAAGGTCGTAGACCTCCTGCCTCTCTGTGGGGTTTTCGACGACAGAGAGGAATGGCATAATAACCTCATTGTATATTTTCTCAGGCATGAGGAGAAGCTCGTCAATAATCATCCTTTGGAAACGGAAACCACGAAGCTTTTCGCCATCGCCTAACGGTAAGGCTCTGATACTGCTAGTGCCTATCTCCATAACCCATTCATCATTCATCTTTGATGTCCTTGTGATACACTGGGATAAAAACTCAGCCTTGGGGCTTTTTGCGATATCTTCTATCTTCTTAAAGATCATCTTGGACTGACGAAACGATTTAGAGATAATGCCAATCTGGACGCCTTGGTTCATTATAGCATCCAGTATAGCGAACACAGCCGTCGAGAAAGACTTGCTCATACCACGAGACCAAATTCCTAAAAAGTAATCAGTTTCCATCATAGACTTAATAGCCATATGCTGAAACGGGAATAACTTCACACCTGTAAACAATTCAGATGTGAAAGACGGGTTCTCTCTAAGAAACTTATATAAAAGTAACTTAGCCTCGCCTTCTTCGATGTAACCTTCTTTTAAAAGTATTTCTTGGTTTATATTCTGAAACTTCTTGTAAAGCTTCTGGTTCCCCTCTGTCCAACTCATTTTTTTCTAAAATTTTATTCCAAAAGTACTGCAGGTCCACTCTCCACAACTTTTTGCCTAAACAAAGAATTTTTGGTATAAGTTCCTGACTATCTTTCCTAGACCCGCTAAATACAAACTGGCAACAGTCAGCGTATTGGGCTTCGATCTTCCTCATCTTATTAAACACATAATCAAGATTGAACCTTTTGTATGCGAAATTATTGGTCTTCCCAAGTTTGCTGAAATTGGTTTCGACTACAATAAACATATAACATCCAACACTTTTGCAACGATCAAGTTCCCTAAGGAACCTTTCATGGCCATTGGTGACAGTGGTGGCGAAATCATTAAAGGATTTTCTCTCAACATGTGTGAAGGTATATGTGCTTGGTGTAAGTGTGTAATCCCCGAAATCTAACTTCATGCTTTGGGAATTAGTAAACTTCAAAGGTTTGTTTTCTCTCGTATCGACGCAAATGTCTGCATTATTATAATCCTCAAAAAATTCATCGCACAATTTTTCCTTATACGCTGGCTCCACCCCTAGCTCTTTACATAAAAGACCATAACTGCCAAATAAATCCTTGATGATATCAAGGGTGGGAAGTTTAGCAGTTTTTAAATATATACTAGATGGAGCTAGGCTAAGTTCCTTTTCCTCAAGTCTTTTTTTAAGCTCCTCCAATACTAACTCCTTTGCCTCATGTTTTGGTGCTGTATTGCACCACTTTAACATGTTTGCAGGGCGATTAAAATTGGATGAAAAATATTGCTTTACATTCTTGAATTCTATAAGCTTGCCCGTCAACTTGTCATGGCGAGGATAGTGCTTGACGTAGTATTCCCCCATAAACATGTTATGAGCCTTCAGGTGAGTGTGCAGACTACGTTGGCTGCTGAACTCTTTACCACATTCTTTACATTCAAATTGCATCGTCTTGACTGATTCCTAATACACGGGCTTTCCATTCGGCCATACCTTCTAAACGTTCGGCTTCTTCTTTGATTATCTTCTTTTGCATTTCTGCCATTTTAATCATGGTTTGACGCTCTTCCTCCTCTTGAAACATCTGAACGATGGCGAGAAATGAGGCATTGTCTTTTTGATTCTTTTTCATTCGCTCCGCACGGTCACCTTGAAGCTTTTTCGTCAAATTCTCAATTCGGGTCTCACATTGATGATATTCTTGTGATTTTGCCTTGATGATCTCTGCTAGCCGGACAGTCATCTCGGTTTGGTCATCAGCAACGTCAAACATCTCGTTAAGCTTGTTCAGATGCGCTGAGACGACCTCTAGGTTGATGACCTCTTTACAGACATTCAAATAAAGGTTAAGCTCGTCAGCGGTCAAATCAGGCTTATCCCAAGTAAGACGGATAAACTCCTGCTCAAACAGTTCACGGTCCTGTTTGTTTAAATAGTTATTTATTATTTTTAGGAATCGGCTGTTACTCAGGTTGATTCCCAGCTTGTTGACGCAAATTTGCTTCTGTCGGTTTAATTTTGAATCATCCAACCCTATTCCTGTCGAATCGTTTATCTTTTTTACAATTCGGCTAGAACTTTTGGGTGCGGTGTAGTCATTAACAGCCCCTCCATCTTGTGACGGTAAAAAATCGGGATTTGTCTCCTGTATGTGGGAAAGAACCCGGCGCTGCTCATTACTAAGCGGCCTTATGTCTTTTTCTGGGAATATTAGCTTTGCGATCTCTAAAGAGGAGAGGCCATCTTCAGCTTGATCCATTATGAATTCTTTTTGTTGTTCTGTGAATTCAATTTTCTTAGCTGGCTTACGTCTAGTGGTCTTGTAAGTAATTCCATTCTCTGATAAAAACTTTCGGACAGAACGGCCTTCTTTTGACCTCCCGTCTAAACTTTCATCATCAAAACACTTCCTAGTTAGTTCAATTAGGTCTAGTATTTTGCTTGAGTTCTCCCTAAGGAATTCTTCTTGTTCACTTGTCAGTTTCATGTCCAAAAATGTCTTGTTCTTTTAGTATGTTTGATGCCACCTCGTAAAACTTGCGTTTTAGGTTTTTTACTTGCCTATATCCTAATTTAGCATTTGAAGCGCTTATTTTGTAGCCCATGAACAAAGCCACATCCTCTTCGGTGGATTTTTCAAAAAAAATCATCTTGTAAGCCCTGTAATGTTGCTCAGACAACTTTTTCTTCATAAACACGTCTAATTTTTTAAAATAATGCTCATAGTCGATATAATCATCCATTTTACTCCCGACTTGTATCTGAGCTTCTTCTATGGAAGTTGCGGTCTTGAGTTCTAAGCCATATTTCTTTTTCTTAGCCCATTTTGCATATTCAGCGCAAGTTGTATCTTGGTCTCCGGTAGGTGTGAACAAACAGTTGTTATCTCTGGCATATTGACAGTAAACGCAAGGCTTCACATAGGAACCGTAGTGGTTCCTTATAAGGTTCCACATTTTGTTTGTTATAACCCTATTTAGCCACGGCTCGATTGGCCGTTCTTGATCCCACATGTGCCATTTGACATATATGTGAGATTTTATGACTTGTTCCACATCTTCGAAGTCAAACCACTTGACTGCGTCTAAACGCCACCTAGATCTTTGTCTTTTGATGGCTAAATCTATCAGATCCGAAAAATCTTCGTATACTTTCTTCTCTGACATTATTTAGTGAACTCATCGATGTCATAAGTGTTTTTTTCTTTGAAGTCTGGCTGAGTTTTCTCTCCTGCCAGAGAACCTATGGTGAATGAACCACCAAATTGCTCAGTTTCTACCTCTATCCTACTGATATTAGGTACGAACTCCGCATCCGTCTCATCTTCGGAGAGTGGTTGGATTTTATTATTTTTAATTTGCTTAGTGGGGGTAGCCACTGAAGCAGAGGATTCGCCCGTCTTCAGAGAAGTTCCACAACTTGTGCAGAAATTGGGCTTGGATAGATTGTATTGAATCTTGTTCCCACAGTTAAAACAAAATATGTGATTCATTATTTTTATTATAATAAGTTAAGTAGTAAATTCTACTTACACCTATTTAGTCTCTTCCAACCTCTTAATGATAAATTTCAGTATTTTACTACGGACAATATCACCTTCATTAAAACTAAATGTATGAATCCCCATTTCTTTGGCACCATCATCATCGAATTTGTCGAACATGGGCTTAAACCCGCTTTTTCCGTTGATGTCACTCTGAAAAAAGTCTCCTCCAATGATAATTTTACTGTCTTCACCTATTCTGGTGATCAAAGTTGTCAATTCCTTCAATGTGAAGTTCTGAGCCTCGTCTGCGAAGATTAATTTGTTCTGCCAGCTAGCTCCACGCAAGAAATTTATTGGAACTGCCGATATTTTCTCTTTTTGCTTGAGAAATGTCGCATCTCCGGGCGCAATGATCTCTTCCATCTTATCATGGAGCGGTCCTAGGAACGGATCGAACTTTTCTGTAATATCACCGGGCAAACTGCCCAAACCACGGTCTGCGCTCTCAACAATACTTCGGACATATAAAATATCTCTATCAAAATTCTCCTCCATTAATTTCAGCATCCCATACAACGACATATACGTTTTGGAACTACCAGCTGGGCCTGAGACAAATATTATCTTTGATTCGGGGTCTAGTATGATTTCTAGAAATTTCTTTTGTTTGGCGCTGAATCTAAATCTCCTTCTATTGAATTTGATTGATTTCTCAAACTCTGCCATCATGTCAAATGACACCTTCTTCTCTTCCGACTTTTTGCGAGCCATATGTATTTATATTACACTTGATTTTAGAGAATTACATGTGTAATCGTCGCATTCGCAGCTAAAGTGTCTCCACCAGCTACATTGTAGCTCTGGGCGGTCACAGAACTGCCGCTCGGCATGGTGATATTACCAAAATTAGTTATGGATTGGCCAGCCGAATCAGAGAGATCTATCGTAAAGAAGGATGTGAGCTTAGTTCCATCATAATTAATCAAAGAGTTCAGACCTGTGGACTCGATAGTCATAACAGCTTCGGCCCCATCCACCAAATGACTTGATGCAGCAGAAGCGCCCAAGGTATAAACGGGGCTTCTATTATAATTTTTTTTATAGCTTATGTCACTCAAGACATCCGTATTCAAAGCAGAGCCTCCGTTCCCCAATACAGAACATGTGTGTCCATAGACTATTTGATTACTATCCAATGCCGTATTCAAAAATGCTTGCTCGTTAGCAGAGGTAATGGCGTCTGTACTTGGATCATAACTCGTAAACTTGGCACTCACTGTCACAGGCTCAAATGGCCTCACTGAAACACTATAATCATCTAAAAAACAACCAGAGAAAGAATTCCCCCCGATCATCACATCAAAACCAAACGACCCGGTCTTATTATGCGTATCACTCAAGAATTCATAAGCAGCTTCGCCAAACCCTTCATGTAAAACAAAAGATAGACTTATACTGCATGGGGCATCGCCCACAAACCTCAACTGATCATTTTGGTCAATAGAAGACCCCAACTTCCGGTTAGACTCAAAACTCGTAGAGTAATCTACAGATACGCTCTGGGCTGGTAAATAGGCTGATGAATTGCTACTCCCGCTAACAGCCACGGGCATATTTCGGTATGTCATACAGTATGTTACACTTTTTTTTGGGTTTTTATATATTTACTTTAGTTGGCGGCGGCCACGTTTTATTAAATGGGGTGGGGCCGTTGATATAATGAGAATTCACTCCCCCCGCCAGTCTGTCGGTTGTCAAGCACCTTTTTTTCTAATTAATGGGGTGGGTCTATTAGGCAAAAATAACGCACAAAAATGCAAAAAAGATATTGTGTTTAGTCGATCCTTGCACTAAAATCCTCACATGTTCAACAAAGACAAAATCACCAACGCAATCGGAAAACAGATAACTTACCGCACCGCTAACAGTGGGAACATGATGAAGTATACCCTCAAAAAGGTTGATCGCATTGGTGACGGGTTCGCAGTATGCAAGGTTATCGACAATACTGACCCTCAAAAAGAAAAAGCGGAGGAGTTCATAAAGCTTGTAAAAGATGCTTTCAAAATCGGCTGCACAGAAAAAGAACTGGCAGAGGCTTCAGGTTTGACAAATAAACAGTTACGGAAAGCAAAAAAGTATAAGGCCCAAGAAGTTTGGAAGACTCTTCGCTTTAGCGGCATAGAAGAAATAAATTAAAAAAGATGCGATTAGTGCTTGCACCCAACCCACAATTCAACTAAAATTCTCACATGACAAAGCAACAACAGCTCCAAAAGGACTACCAGACAGATCTCAAGAAGCAAGCTCGCAAGCTTCTCTCTTACCGCTTTCATGTGGATATGCAGTTCATACCAGTTAAAGAAACTCGCTCTATGTTTGTTGGTAGCAACAAGATCGCCAAGGAAATCATCAAATTAGCAAAGTAATATGAACACAATCCTCACCATCGCAGGGGTCATCTTCACGCTTGTCATCGCTGGCAACTTGGAGATGATCGACCACTCCGAAGATCTCGAAAAAGAAATCAAAAATAGCATTGACCTCAACCACCTATTCAAC